TTTTATATGTGGATATGTCATATGGCCATTAAGTGATACTAGTGAAATAAATTCCATCAAAAATTGTTGTGTATTGGTCTTTTTTAATGAATCATTAAATCCATGACATTTCATTACCATCCTATGTAAGGCTCTAAATCTTCTAAGTTCGGATATATTTTCACAAGTGATTATCAGTGAATAATCATCTGAATGTTCTAAATGATCCATCCTAAGTGTACTTGATGGGTGTAGTTCTTTCCAGATATCAATTGCATAATTTGAAGAACATACAGCTTTAAAAGAACTCATGTAATTAAACATTCCTTGTAAAAAATTTTGTGTTGAGTTCAAGACAGCAGAATGACTTTTTAAATATTTAGTTTTAGTGTTAGTGGTAAAGAATGTGTTTTGAAGTAGTGATATTGGAATTGTTATTTGTTTATTTGCCCACATATCAATAACCATCAACAAATATTTCAAAACATATTCTGGTAAATGCTCTTTCATTCCTTCTATCAAATGCATAAAACATTCCATAGTTTCTGCAGCTGACCATTTTGTGCAATCGCCATTTACAAAATAAACTCTTTCTTTTGAACCTTTCTTAGAAAGTGCCCTATTTAAAAAGTCTTGCATGACAAGCATTTTTTTATCTCCTGGAACTGAGATCATTTCATTGGGTACATGTTTACAGATCTCTGCAAAAATATTTTCCAATATTCTTGCATTTGCTTTACTACCGACATTTATGACATAAAATTCTCTTTTTGCTCCATATTGTGCTTTAATACAAATATCTGCCAGAGTTTTTGAGTTATTTTTAAGTACATTCCATTCTGCCATATCAAATACAGTACTTATATCTAAATTTTGTTCTAACACATCTAATATACAGTCATGCACCTTTGATCGATTTTTATTTGGTAATGAACTTTCCTTTGATATATTTGTTTTAAGCATCTTTGGGATTTCAGGAGTTGTTTTGACAGAATTGTATTTTGCATATTCTTGAATGAATATGGTCTTACTAATTTTACTTGTTTTTGTTTCTTT